AAGTATCAAATACAGCATTTAATAGATTCGTAAAACCACAAAATTATACATCAGAACTTGCCGGTGGTCTCTTTGATTTTAAACAATCTTATGAGGCTGCAAAACAGGGAAATTGATGATGGAATAAACAAGGCGCAGGAGCAATCCCAAATGCATTTTGAGGTGCAGCAGGTATGATAGAAATACCAAAACTTTTAAAACAAGTTCCAATATTCAGACAAATTGATCAGGCAGATAATTTTGTTGAATGATCAAAAGCCGCTGGAGATTCAGCTGATTTAGTATGATCTTTTACAAATAAATAATGAAATATATACCAAAATACCAAAAAGCAGGAAAGTTACCAATACTTCCTGCTTATAATTATCAGATGGTACAAGATAATGCAACAATGCAGCGTCCTATTGAAACAGACATGATGTCAAAAGAAGAGCAGATTAAAAGAGGACATGATTTACGAGTAAAGGAAAAGCAAGAAGCTTTGACTAAATATCGTAATCAGCCTGGAATGATTTCTGGAATGAAACAGAATCCTACTCAATCTGATATGAAAGAATATGCTACACAAGCAGTTGCATATAATAATAAACTTCGTAATGATCCTGTAGGAACTTTAGGACCTGATGTTGCAATGAGTATACTTCCAGAATTATTATTACTTAAAGGTCCTTCTCAAGCTATTGGTAAAGGTTTGAATTATTTGAATCCTTTTAAGTTTAAACTACCGAAGATTTTAAAAAGTACTTCTACAAGTAAACCCCTTCCAGTTGGAGATTTTACAAATTTAGAAGATGCTGAAAGATTTCTTAATCGTTGGAGTCGAATTCATATTAATGATGATTATATGAATAATGCATTAATTAGTAAATATGGTCCTGAAAGTTCTATAGAGAATTTAAATACCTTAATAAGTGCTAATCAGATGACTGAGTTAGATGCTTACAATACGGCAATTAATGCAATAAGAAAGCAAAGTAATAATTTTAATGGTTGAAAAACAGCAGAAGAAGTAAATAAAATGGCAGTAAATGTTTCGGGATTTCCAAAAATAGCTTTACCTAAGGATAATAAATTTCAAAATATTAAACATTTCTTAATGTCTGATAAGACTTTTAAAAATACGGTACTGACACCAAAGGGAACATTAAAAACAGTTGCGAAACCACAGACTGTCTTGCGTGAACTTGGTAATAATGTTGAGCCTGCTAAGTTAAATTCTTATGTAGATAAGTTTAACAATAATCTTATAACATTAAATGATATAATTAATAGAAACAATACTTCAGGGGTTCCTTATAGAGTTGTTAGTATGACTCCAGATGGTAGAATTAATTTCACGTCATCTTTAGGTGAATCTAATTTTGCAGTAGGAATAACTCCTGGAAAATTTACAGGTGAAGTTAAAGATTTAGCAAACTTTAATTACTATGAAAATATCCCAGGAATACGTATGACTAATACTTCAAGATCAGTTTTTGGAGATGATATTCCTAGACGTGGAACAAAAGCTTATGAAAGTATAAATGAATATCTTAAGTTATTAGATATGGGAAGAGTTAAAAGTGGATTTAATTCTCAAACATTATATTCTAGAGGATTATGAAAAAACTTAGTTAATAAGAATAAAGCTATAGGATATTTTGGAAATGAAAGTACAATCTATGGAATAATGAAAGGAACTACTCCATTAATAGGACTTAAATATTTAAATGATTTGGAAAAACAAAAAAATAGTCAACCACAATAAAAATAGCCGACCCTTAGATGGAGTCGGCTATTTTTTATTTATTAAGTAAGTCATTTGAACTCGCACATGATGTAGACGATGTAATTACAGTGTAATCATATTTAGGGAAATCTACAACATATGGAAAGTTAGTTTTTAATGGTTGCGGGTAATAAGGCACAGTAACATATTCTGTTTTAGTTACTGTATGTGGAATAATCTTCCATTGTGCAATATTTTCTCCTTCTAAAAAGAGTATTAACTCTACTAAATCTATTTGTTCTAATAATGTAATTGTTTTCTTTGCTGTATCAATTGTAATTTTCATATTATTTGTGTTTTTCTATTGTATTTATTATTTTATTCTTAGGAACTTTTCCTATTATTTTATCTACTAATATATTATCTTTGAAGATTAATAAAGTGGGTACACTTCTTATTTCATAAAGATTAGCTGCTTCATCATTAATTTCAACATTTATCTTTTCCACTGCTACATAACTAAACTCTTTCTCTATTTCTTCAAGAATAGGTTTTAATTGTTTACATGGCTGACATCAGGTACTATAAAATTCTAATATCTTAAGCATTTTCTTTTTCTTTCAATGTATTAATTAATTTAAAATGTCTTTTATCAAGGATATTAGTAATATCTTGTTTAGTTAAACTTGGAAAAGATGTAAGAATATTTCTTGGCTTCATTCCATTTGAATGTAATTGTCTTATTTCCAAAATCATTTCTACTGTATACCCAGCTTTAATGATTGAGGTTAACATACTTTTAATTCTTCTGTTTAAATTTTGATCTTGTGGTAAATTTTTCCACATTTGAGTAGTGCTTTCACTTCTTTTTTTCTTCTCTTCTGCAGCTTGTTCTTCTCCATAAATTTCTTCATAAGTTTTTCCTCTTCTAAAATCTCCCACATTCTTTCCATTTTCTATACATTTTATTCTAGCCTCTGGAGTATGTTTATACCCAATACAACCCTCTCCTCCAATTGTACTATTTAATCCTATATTAAATGAATCAAATTCCTTTATAAATTTAATTTCTAGATCATACAAATCTTTTGTTTCACAAACTTGTAAAAGTTCTATAATAAAATTATCTTTACCATATTTTTCAATAGAATTATATAATTTTGATTTATATTTTCTTTTTTTAGATCTTGATATGTGTTCCATAAATCTTCTTTCTAAAGACTTTATAGTGCATCCAATATAAACTTTATTGTTAACTAAATTAGTTATTTTATATATTTTACCTTCATTAATCATCTTTCTTTATTAATTTTAATATTGTATCTTCGTATGTAAAATTCTCTCCTGGGTTTTCCCCCTCGAAGGTTCTGCTTCCTGCAACTACTTGCAATTCATATTCATCTGATATGAGCTTTTTCACTTCCTCAATAATTTCTTCATTAGTTGTAAAGAATTCATCTTCCTCATTAAAGAAGATATAACTTGTGATATCACTTAAGTGACAATCTTCTTCCGGATATTGTGTTAATTCTTTTAAAACTATAGATGCAGCATATCGTGCTGGATTTCTTTCTGTCATTTATTTAAATCTTTTTTGTAAATACATGTATTCCCTTAATTAGTTTGCCATGAAAAAATAGTTGACGAGGGTCGGTTCTTGTAAACTTATTTAAATATGGCATTAATAAAGTTACAGACTGCTCTAATAATTCTAATGCATGCATACGAGTATCTCCCATCCATAAATTCTTATTAAAATCTTCTGCTTGTAATACTAAATCATTCAATACTTCTTTTCCATCTTTTAATGATTCCGGTATTATTCCCTTATTATCATATCTTTTCATAAATTCATCAATGTCAGTTGCCATTCCTACATACTCATAAGATATGGGCTGATAATTTTCTATTTCTCTGTACATTTATAATGTTATTTGATTGTTTAATTTATCTAGTTGTTCTTTAAATTGTCTATTCTCTTCTAATACAATATTTAATTGTTTAGTTAAAGTATCTAATTTTGACTCTGACTTCTCTAATCTTATTTCATGATTCTGCAAGGTAAAAACTATAGCTTGTTCTAAATCATTTAAATGAAATATTTTTTCATTTACTATTATTCCTGTTTGTGAATCTTTTGCATTGGTTTTAACAATATCTAAATATCCTTTTTCACTTAAACTTTTATTATACTTCACTATTGAATTATATGATAGGTTTATAATATCAGATAAAGCAGTATCAGAATATGTCAGTTTGCCAAATCCTTCTATATCTTTAAACATATATTGCTGAGTAGCAATTAAATATGCTTTTTCGTTTGCAGATAAATCTTCCTTTTCTAAAAAATCTGTACTAAAGGGTTCAAAGTTTTTATAAGGATTGAAGCTATACACATTCTTTCTACCATCCTTTGTTACTTGTATATAACCTAACCTTTTAAGATTATCAATAGCCTTTAAAACTGTTGGTTTTGAACTACTAGATAATTTCATTATAGTTTCTAAGGAAGGAAAACAAGTTTTAGTATCCTTATTCTGATGTTTCTTAATACAAACATATATTAATAAATCTTTAGGAGCTAATTCTTTACCTTTAGTCATATCATTAGGAAGTTGAACATGCTGTTTTGACTTCTTATCTTGATTCTTCATGCTTTTATATTTATACAAAGGTAAGAAAACTTTTCAAATATTTTACCTATTTTATGAAAAAGTTATAATCCTTTATTTAATGGAATCTTAAAATTCTTTCCTCACAAAATGAAGAGTAAAAATTATAAAATAAAGGTTTAAAATAATTCTTAATTAAAAAGTCCCAAAAATTTTACCTATTTTTTCAAAAAGTGCCCTATGGTTTTTCAAAAAGTACCCTGATTTTTTTCAAAACAGTACCTCTAACTATACTTATCTATAGCGAAAAAACAATACTTAATGCCCTCCGACTTTTCAAAAAAATTTTTGAATTTTTCTAAATTTTTGGGAATGAGTTTTAGAGTAAATCTCTATGCAAATTCCCAAATAAAATTATAAATAGTTTTTCTTTTTTCATTACAGCATTCCCCAATTTTATTAGCTTTAGTTTTTTGCACTCCATCTTTAATAGATCTTGCAGCATCTTCAATTGAATCAAAGGTATCAATTAAATTCTTTTCTAAATCATATTTATTTACCTTCTTTTTATTTTTCTTTGATGCAGACATCTTTTGTTTAGTTTCATTAGACTTTTTAATACCTACACAAGCAGCACTTATATTATATCTATGTTCTTCTGTTTTATTTTGTTGATAATCTGTAATTTTTTCTATTGCTTCTTGTGTGTGCTCATATCCTAGATTACCATCTCCTCCCTTATTTAAATTATACCCAAACTCTCTTTCATCTGATTTATATAATTTTATATATCTTTGTTCTAATTTATTTAAAATTCTTTTTAATTTAATTTTATCTATATTAGGTTTAAATTTTATTAACACCTTGTATTCAAAATTTTCAAAGCCATACTTTCTAATTGCTTTGCCAAAATATGTTTTACTCCTACTAGTTTTAACTTTATGTTGACTTTTTCTATTCCTCTCATTAATAGTTTGACCTATGTATTTTTTTCCACTTGGGGAGATATACATATAAATTAATCCTACCTTAAAATCTTTTGCATTTTTCATTTCCATTCTCAAAATTTTTAATTTTTTTTTTAATTTTCATACTACAAATATACAAAATTAATTTTAATAAAATTCTATTTTGAATGTCGCATATTAATTTTAAAGTTTAAAACACTCTCTTCTTTATAGTTTAAAATTTGGAATTCAAAGACCTTAGAAAAAAAAAATTATTTGTATATTAAATGGTCGCAACCTGTTTCCTTAATTCCCCCCAGCATTAAAGGGCGAGAAGAGCGATTCAAAAAATCGTTTCTCAAACCAAAATTAACCTTTAAAAAATAAATAAAATGGACATTATCAAGGCTGCAACGCCGGAAGCGGTAAAGGAGGCATATGCCACCTTAGGCGTTAAACAAACCCGCATTGATTCAGTACTGGACAAATTTGCTACTATTCCTGACAGGTTTACCTGTTTAGGTCTGATTGTCGTGGATGTAAAGGTTGGTAGTAATATCAACAGGAACATTCCGGCATTGGCTATATCCGAAGATGGCACAAAATATGTTTTGGTGGGACAATTGATTTCGCAATTCACTGACAAAACCACTGCAAGTGTCATTACAAAGGAAGGGGACAACAATGGAAAGTTCCTTGTTGTTAATAACAAGAGAGTTCACTCAATATTTGAGGGGATGTCTGAGGCAGAAGTTGTGGCATTTTGCATAGGTAAGACGTTTGTTTCCAAACCTGCAAAGGATTTCAAATGTTATCAACCGAAATATGTTGACAACAAACCTGTGTTTGCCGATACTGCTGAGCAGGCACTCGCAGACGTGAAGCCCAAATCCTATCGGGTTGTGAATGTGGCTTAACTGCCTGAAAGGGAGAACGAGAAATCGTTCTCTCTTTTGATAGCTTTGCTATCAACAAGTATAATCATGTCTAAAATGTAACTTGACAACAAGTATAATTATTTATAGTATTTATAATTCTTTTATTAATGGAATTTAAAACAGTATTGGGTACATATCAGGGTGTTCACATCATCACTGATACAGAGAATATTCCAGCAAGAGCATATAATTCTAAACATGCACACTGGATAAATAGATATGGATTCTGGAATATTAAATTGAATGATGACTGGAGTTTTTGGGTCATCACAGAATATTTCCCTTGGGAGTAGAATACATTGAAGAACTCAAATAATGAGATATAAAGGATTGTAGATCCTGGTGTATTCTACTTCTATTTATTTTGATAATTGTTGAGTGAGTATAAGCTGATGGAATGCTTCACCAACACTCAATCATTTTTTACTTTTTCAGAATCATTTCTATAAACTTTCTGAAATACATGTATATATTGCAGAATAAGATTATAACTTTTTCAGAGCAACATAATCTATTGCCTCCTTAAACGTTCGGGAGTATAATCAAAGAAGAATAGGACTGCTAGTATTGTGTTTGAAATAACATAAAAGCTCAAAGTCAAACAAAAATTCCTTAAACATGCAAGGAATCTATAGAGATATAGTTTTATTAGTCATGTCGGCTGTAAGGAGCTGTAATAATACAATGACACAAGAAGAATTTCATGCAAGCGATGCTTGGGCTTACCCAAGCTGTTCAACACAAGTCTCAAAGAGATTGTGTGAACTCATGGATCATGCAAAATGGAATAATTTGAGACTAGTACATGAAATATATGAAGTCTTGTCAGACCAGGGGTATAACAGATATGTCAGAGTGGCGTATCTAAAATATGCTTTTTTCCCACGCTAAAAAGATAAAAAATGAGTTACGGAAATATGTTTGACAGATACCACCGGATTATGTCAGGTGAAGACAAGGATGTTGCCGCAAAGCAGCAGCGTCAAAGAGAATTAGATTACTTCCAGAAGAAAGAAAAACAAAGACCGGGTAATTACCAAGAAAAAATTGGTAAAATCCTAAATGCGATGAAAATAGCAGGGGATTAATAATCTTGTCACTATTGAGGTGACGTTAAGCAATCTCAATACAGCAGACCATTCCATTATAACAAGGACAGGTCAAAAGAATAAACTCTTAAAAGTTGGGAGTATAAAAACAAGAATAGGACTGCTAGTATCACATCTGAAATGATTTGAAAGCTCTAGGTCAATCTTTTTTTACTCAC